AGAAAAAAGGTAATCTACCAGTAGAATTATATGATGTAGCAGGAGTAAACATAAAGATAAATGTAGATAAGAATGGTAATTTTAAAGATAACCAACCTGCATATTACTTTTATAAGAATAATACTTCTGGAAAACCAGATGCAGAATTTTCTAAAAGTGAATTAATTTACTTTGTACAATATCCAACAGCGGGTAGAGTATATGGATTATCTCCAATAGAAACATTATATGATACAGTTCAATCAGATATAACTGCAGCTATAATGAATAGAAGAAGATTGGATAATGATGGAATGATATCTGGTGTATTATCATTTCCAGGTATGAGTTCTAAGAAGTTACAAAAGAATCAGAACTTTTGGAAAATGCAGGCAAGAAAGAAAGGAGCAAGATTAGTATTAACATCAGTAGATGCTAAATTTACTAAAGTAGTTGAATCTCAGCAAGAGATGCAATTCATGGAGTATCAACAATGGATACTTGTCAAGATAATGGCGGTTTATGGATTACAACCGATAGTATTAGGAGTTATAACTGCTAACACAGGTAAACTAAATTCAGAACAGCAAAGAGAGCAATTTAAGTCAGATGCAGTATTACCTTTGATTGAATTAGAAACACATCACTTAACGGATGTATTAATTCAACAAGGTTTTGGATATGATGATATAAAGATGGGGTATATAGAACCCCCTCAAGAAGCATCTCAAGAAGAGAATGTGGATAAAGCTGATAAGATGGGTAAGTTAGGTGTAATAACAATTAATGAAGCAAGAGCAATGATAGGATTAGATAGATTAGAAGAGGGAGGAGACCAATTAGTAATGGTTAATCAACTTCAACAAATATCTGAAGAGTTAGGTAAAGCTCAACATAAAGATAAATTAGGAGAGATAAAAAGTAGAATAGATGCGTTATTAAAACCAAGTGAACCAATTAAAGAAGAAATAACAGAGGAGGTTTAAGATGATGTACGGGATATTTGTGATACTGTTAGTTGGTCTAGTGATTTATGCGTTCTTGAAAAAGAAATAAAGAACACAATGCTTAAGATAATAGCCAGCGTAGCTCAATGGCAGAGCTTCTCACCTGTAATGAGAATGTTAAGGGTTCAAGTCCTTTCGCTGGCCCCAAAGAAATAAAATGATAACAATAAAAAAGTTTATACAATTGGTAAAGTTAGATAATCAACTCGATGCTTATCAAGATGAGCTAGATTATCCTTCATTTAGAGATTGGAGTAAACAGATAGTTATGGTTAGAAAAGAACTAGCTGAAAAACTAATAGATGATAGCTATGTAATAAATGAGATGGTTAAATTTGTTGATGATTACATAAGACAAGTAGTTGAATTAGGTATAGTAATTTTATTAGAAGATATTCATAAAGGATTTGAAGAAAAATCAATTAGTATAAAAGCATTAAGTGCAGCAGATTATTTAATATATGAGAAAATATTTAATCAAGAATTAGCAGTATTTGGAATTCATAATGAACCTAGATTGTGGGGTATCTTAGGGGTAGGATATGGGCAAGGAATGAGTGTTGGTTTAGGGGATTTAGGAATACCAAGTAACGAAGCTGATTGGCAATTATTTAGAGAAACAGCAGCATATAGACAATTAGCATTTCAAAATTTACTACATATATCAAATAGTTTAGGCCAACATGTAAAAGGAGTAGTAGCAGCTGGAGTAACAGAAGGAGTTAATCCATATGAGATAGCTAGAAGATTAAGAGAAATAAAAATAGGTCCTAAAATAGTAAAAGTAGCCCCTAAGATAGTAAATGGTAAAGAAGTAAGAACTGGGTATCAATATATAATACCTCAAAAGAGATATGCAGAGATGATAGCTAGAACAGAATCATCAAGAGCAATCAATCAAGGAAGATTAGATGCATATAGAAGAACAGGAATAAAACAAGTAGAATGGTTATCAGCAGGTGATGATAGAGTTTGTGATGACTGTATGGATTTAGACGGAAGAAAGTTTCCAGTAGATAATGCACCATTGATTCCATTGCATGTAGCTTGTAGATGTTTGACATCTTGGAATGTTCCAATATATACTATTAACGGGTATAAACCAATCAATAAAATTAAAAAAGGCGATTTTGTTCTAACACACAAAGGAAGATTTAAAGAAGTTACTAAAATAATTAGAAGTTGTTCTAAAAATGCTATTACGTATACAATTAATACTCAATATGATAAATATACTCAGACAGGTAATTACAATCTAAATGTTACATCAGAACACCCATTTTTAACTAAAAGAGGGTGGGTAGAAGCACAAGATTTGACAACGAACGATGAAATATTAATGTTGGCTTCTAAATGCAAATATTGCAATAAAAAAATACCTGGTTCAAAGCATAATTTTTGTTCAGAAAGCCATAGAAGTAAATATAATACTCATAAACAATGGGAAGATGAAGAAATAAGAAATAGAATGTGTAAATCAATATCAGAAACAAATATTAGTCAATATAAATCAGGAATCAGGGATAGATTTAAAACGACTTTGAAAGCAAGACAAAAAATGAAACAGCTTGCTAAATTAGGATTACACCCATTTCAAAATCCAGAAAGCATGAAAAAAGCAGCTAAAATTCGGGGGCAAAAAAATCACGGTGATTCTAAATTAGAAAGATTTACAAGAGGAGTTCTTTTAGAATTGGGTATTGATAATTTTATACAACAATATCCTGTTAAAAGATTAGTTAGGGATAAATTAAATAGAGTAAGATATTATTTTGCAGATTTTGCTTTCCCGGAATTAAAATTGATTATAGAATGTGACGGTTATTATCATTCATTGAGAAGAAAAGAAGATGAGAAAAGAAATAAAGAATTAGAACAATTAGGTTGGGATGTATTCCACTTGGATGCAAAGATTATATTAAATAAGAAAAAAAATAGTTTATTTTTAAAAAATTTATTAAAGAATCATAATAATCAATTTAATTATGAATGGTGTAGAGTTTCTAAAATTGAGAAAAAATTAATTAAATTACAAAAAAGATATAATTTATCTGTAAAAGAAGATGAAAGTTTTATTGCTAAAGATTTTGTAGTTCATAATTGCACTTATATAGTAGCTGGTAAGATAACAGATGAAGGAAGAAGAGATGCTAAAGAAGGAATTAAGTTAGATTCTGATGAATTACTTATATAAAATAATATATAATATAGATGAAGATAAATAAAATGAAATGTAAAAGATGTGATTCAGATAGATTAATAGATACAAAAGAAGGTAATAGAGTTTGTTTAGTTTGTGGTTATACTAGCTTAATAAAAAAGAGAAAAGGAAACTTTATTTCTAATATGATAAGGAAGGTAAAAAAATGAAATTTGAAGGCCATATGCAAATTGGTAGTAACCAATCAGGTAAGGGTGATGTAGATCGTTCAATAAAAGATGGAAGAAAGAAATTTAGGGAGAACTTTGATTCTATATTTAAAGGAGATACAATGAAATTTTGTTCTGGATGCAAGAAGATGAAAGCTTGGAAATATCATATAGTAGATAAGAATGGAAACCATTATTTCTGCGAAGAATGCAAGGAAGCTTATAAAAAACATAAGAAAGGAAAATAAATGGATGTTTCATTCTGTGATATATGTGATAGCCCGATTCATGAAGAAAAGTTTGTTTTAATTTCTATTAAAGAAACTGATCTAATAGAACTTCAAGAAGAATTGAAGAGTGTATTTTTTAAACCATTAGGGATCAATAAAAAATTTGATATAGATAGAAAAGAGATTTGTAGTAGTTGTCATAAAACATTAGGATTAGTATTTGCAGAAAAGAAAGCTGGATTATCAAAAGTGATTGATGAGATAGAACGAATGTATAAATTTAGTCTATAAAGAGAGGAATCGAATAATGGCATTATCAAAAAACGCAAAGAATTTATTACGCAGTAGATATTGTGGAGAAGGGGAACAACCATATGATGTATTTAAAAGAGTATCTGGAGCATTATCTTTAGGAGATACCAAGTTTGGAAAGAGATTAAACAAACTAATGAGAGATGGTAAGTTCTTACCTAATTCACCATGTCTAAGAAATGCTGGAAAGAAGAAAGGATTATTACATGCCTGTTTTGTATTACCAGTAAAAGATAATATGGAATCATTAACTGATTCATTAAAGAATATGATGATTATATTTAAGCACGGCGGTGGTGTAGGCATGAATTTCAGTAAACTTAGACCACAAGATTCTCCATTAAGCGGTGGTGGAAGCAGCAGCGGGGTAGTATCATTTATGAAGCTATATGATGTAGCAACAGAGACAGTAAAGCAAGGTGGGTTCAGAAGAGGAGCATTGATGGGAGTATTGAACTTTGAACATGATGAGATCATGAGATTTATATCTAGTAAGCTTACTGGTAATTTAACCAATTTTAATATATCAGTAATGGTAAGTGATAAGTTCATGCAAGATATAATAGATGGGAATATAATAGAATTAAAGAATCCTCAAGATGATACAACAACTGGAACAATAGAAGCTAAAACAATATTTGATGTAATAGCTCATGCAGCTTGGCATAATGGAGATCCCGGTTTATTATTTTACGATACAATAAATAAAGATAATATATTATTTCCAAAGGTAAAAATTAAATCAACTAACCCATGCGGAGAAGTACCATTACCAGATTATGGGGCATGTTGTTTAGGAAGTATTAATTTAAGTAATCTAGTTAAGTATAATAAATTTGAGTTTGATGAATTTAAGAAAGTTTTAGAAGTAGCAGTAAGAGCTTTAAGAAACATGAATGCAATTAGTTGGTATCCATTACCTGAAATAAATAAAGTAATGAAAGAGTTAGACCCAATTGGTGTTGGTATAATGGGGTTTGCTGATTGTTTAATTAAACTAGGAATTTATTATGATAGCCAAGAGTGCTTAGATTTTATTGATGAGATAGGAAAAGTATATAAGAAGGTGACAGATAAGTTAGCTAAAGATTGTTTCTGGAAAAGAATAATAGCACCTACTGGAAGTTTAAGTTTAATAGGAGATTGCAGTAGTGGAATAGAGCCAGTCTTTGATTCAGATTTTGAAAGACATTTAACTGTTGGGGTAATAAGAGAGACAAGAGAATTATATAAATCAAAATATTTAAGAATAGCTCATGATATAGAACCCCTTTGGCATTTGAAAGTACAAGCACAATGGCAGAAGTGGGTTGATGGTTCAATAAGCAAAACAATTAATCTTCCTTACGAATCTAGCATAGACGATGTTAAGAAGATATATATGGAAGCTTGGAAGATGGGATGTAAAGGCATTACAATATTCAGAGATGGTTCAAAAGAAGGCGTACTCAAAAGAAAGACAAATCACCGCATGAAGTGCGAAGGGGATTCCTGCAATTTATAATACCTTACCAATAGCTTAAGAATGCCCCTAAAAATAAGGGGTATTTTTTATTCTTTTTTACTTGACACTACCTAATATTTTTGCTAAGATCAATGTATGATGAATATGAAACAAACACAAAAAGGAGAGTGCAAGATGGAAAGAAAGAGTTTCAAGGCAATAACAGAAGACATAAAAACAGATGAGGGATTAAACATAAGAGACACAGCTTGTTTTCATTACTTCAATCCTAATGGTCTGATAGCATCTTGGAAAAATAATTGCGAAAGAATCTCAGCTTTAGTAGATGCAGGAAAAGTAAAGAGTGGATGGATTATGGCTTATGGTTCAATGGATGATTACAGCTACAGAAAAATAAGTAAATATGCAATGAGCGGAAGAGTCAGCCGTCTTAGTTTAGATGTAACATTGAGAACTTTGGAAGAAGATATTAAGAAGGTAGATAAATTAATTAACTTAAAGGAGAGTAAATAAGATGGCTAAAAGAGAGATTGAAATAATGGGAGGAACAGCAAAATTTGTTTGTACAGAAGTAGAAGATAGTAAAGGTAGATGGAATGATAATTATAATGTAAGAGATGGCTATTATGTGATTCATGAAACACCAGAACATCACGTATACAAAAAGGAGAGTAAATAAGATGACAGAAAAACAAGCAGTAGAAATAACAAAAGAACAATTTGATGCTTATAGAAAAGTACAGTTTTCTGGAGTAACAAATATGTGGCTGGTTTCAACAGTAAAAGAATTAAGTGGTTTACCAGAAGGAATATGTTTTGAGATCAT